CGGAAATATTGCTATAAGTTCTACAACCGATAATGGATATAGATTTTATGTATCAGGTACTATTTATGCAACGGGTAATATTACTGCAAATTCAGATTTAACATTAAAGAAAAACCTTACAATTATTGATAATCCGACTGATAAATTAATGCAATTAAATGGCTATGCTTATCAATGGAAGTCAGATGATTCGCATCAATATGGGGTAATTGCTCAAGAGGTAGAAAAAATACTTCCGTATGCCGTTAGTACTGGTAACGATGGAATTAAAGGAGTTTCTTATAATCAAATTATTCCCGTGTTAATCGAGGCGGTCAAAGAACAAAAGAAAGAATTAGAAGAATTAAGGGATATTTTAGCTTCTAAATAAATGCCATTACAAGGAAGTGGGGAGATGAGTTTTACTCAGGTCTATAATGAGATTACTGGCGAATCGTTGGTTAATCCCACTATATCTATTTCCGTTGCCGAACTTGGACAGTTACAAAATTCTTCAGGAGATATAATTCCTTTAAATCAATATTACACTCCAAGACCTGATGGCATTCTTCCAACTGTATTCCCGACTGAATGGTATCTTTATTGCCAACGATGTAACCAACCAACTCCCTATCTTACAATCGGTAAGACTGCGCCAACTTCGGTAAATCTTGACACTCAATTTGTTTACGATATTGTATTAACTAATAACGGTACTTCGCCAACGGCTGGAACGATTACCGTAGTCGATACTTTACAAGCAAATCTTCAATTTTTAGGAAGTGGCGGAAGTGCATTTAATGTATCGGTCAATGGTCAAGTAGTTACGGCAACTTACACGGGAGTAATACCAGTAAATGGTCAAGTATCATTATACATTTACGTTAAGACTACAACTCAAGGAACGTATTATAATTATGCTTCGGTAAGTGGTGGAGGCGAAACGGTTACTAAGACTTCTAATACTACAACTACGGGCATCGCTCAAGTAACGTTCACAAGTTCAGTAACTAAGAGATTAGTTCGTACAATCCAAAAGAATGATTGCGGTGCTTATGGAGTTGGTTCTTATGAGGAAGTTTATTCTCCATTCTTTACGGCTACTTACACAAGTACTATAAGCCAAGCAGATGCGGATGCTAATGCAAACAATCAGGCAACGGCTTTATGCAATCAATGGCTCGATGCTAATGGTCAATCGGTAGCTAATCAATACGGCACTTGTACTTTTGGCTATCCTAATATGACTTTGTCTAAAACTATGCCAAGCGCATTTAATATTAATCAATCGGGAACGGTTCGGATATTAATGCGAATCTTTGCGAATGTGACAAGCGGTCAAATAGTTATGTCAGATGTTTTGCCTAATGGCTTTGAATATGTATCCCTTGTTGATATGCCATCGGGATTTAATTTATCGGTAAGCGGTAAAACGGTAACTTTTACAACTTCTAATTCTTTACCGATTGATTATTACGGGGAATTTGTATTCACAATTAGAGCAATTCAGTTCGGAAATTATACCAATTTTGCTTCCGCATATGGCGGTAATATAATTAACAATTATGCTCAAAGTAATACCGTTTCAACTTATGTATTTGGAGCGCCAAGTTTTTCTTTTAGTTCGAATGTTGTAAATAATAGCTTTGTTCATCCAGCACCAATAAATGCAACTCCAACAGATGACGCATATTATAATTATTATGTAACGATAGGCAATCAACCAAGTACAAATTCAACTTTGTTGGCTTTACGAATTACATTGCCTGGACACTTAAGAATAGTTGACCACGTTTCAGTATTTATAAACGAAACATATTTTACTTATTCTCAAGGTCTTGTTGCAAACGAATTATTAATATTTCAAAGGAATAATGTAACCGTTCCCGTTGGGCAATACTTATTTGCAGTTAGGATAAATTTAGTAATAGATTTTTACCGAATGTTTCCTTATTCACAACCCGAAAGTGCAAGACCCGATGACAATCTTACGGTTAATTCTTCAGGAACATTAGTTCCAAGAAGACAAGTGACTAATTTTAAAGCGTTTGTAAGTGGAAGTCAAGTCGATAGTAGAGATTCTTCAATTGACTGGGCAAATAACTATTCATTTTTACCAATATTTTCTACGACAGACGGAAGAACTCCAAATAATGTTAATGGATTGACTTGGTCTTATTCAATTAATGATTCAAGTAATTTTTCTCAGCAATATCCTATAAATTATATAAATGGGAATTTCTTTGCTAATAATGTTGCCTTTGCTATAAATCCGCCAAGAGATAATGTTAATGGAGTTTTAAATACAAACTACCCTTATCAAGATGCGACTAATTTTACAATAAGAATTTATTATAAAATATTTCATCAGGGCAATCATATTGTTTCGGTTTATCAGGTTTATCAACCTTATGATGGGATAACAATAAATAGAGCATTTAACGAGCCTAAATACCGAAATACAACTTTCCAAATATATGTCGATGCAAATGGCAATTACATATATTGGTAAAAATTTGGATAATAGCTATTTATGATTGTAAACTAAACAAACAACCAAATGAAATTAGATTTTAACTTTGACTTTATCGGTCTTGATGACCAAGTTTTTGAAGGTGGTAATGCTGGTAAAATGTTAGCTGGCGCATTAGCCTCCGCATCTAAAGGAGATGCACTTAAATTTTGGGATTGGGCAAAGAAATTATTTAAAGGCGAGGTATTGGATTTAGATAAGTCAGACCAAGAAACCTTAAAAGGATTTGTAAAAGATTCGGAATCGTTTACCGTGTTAGCCAAAGCGCAATTATTAGAAGTATTTATAAAAGACTAATATGATAGTATTCATTGAGCCAGTTAAAGGAGTAAGAGAAATAGCAGACCGAGTGGAAATTCGTGTTGTCAATTATGCTCTTCAAAATCCTGAGCAAACTTTGTATTTCAAATTAATGAGCCAATTTAATCCAATGATTGAAGAAGGCAATCTAATAATCCCTGAGCCTATCGTAGCGCAATGGGGAGTCGATGATTCTTTTATTGTTAAATGGGCGCTTGAAACATTAGGGTTAGAAGAAAAGAAAATAGTTCCTTTGGAGGAAACTTTAGAAGAAGAAGTTGCACCTGAAACCGAAGGCGAATAATGAACGATTGGGAGGAGATAGTTATACCAGGAGTAACGGGTTTATTTGGCTCATTAGTAACCTGGTTATTTGGTCGAAAGAAAGAAAAAATTGAGGTACAATCTTCCGAGATTACCAACGTTCAAGAAGCAATTAAAATTTGGCGAGAGATGGCAACTGATTTGAAAGCAGAGGTTGCTGATTTGAAAGATAAAGTTGAATCGTTAACTACCGAGATTCATAATCTACGTTCTGAGAATGTAGAATTAAGAGCAAAACTAGATGAAAGTCAACCAAATAAGCCAAAAAGGACTAAACCTAATAAAGAGGTTTGAGGGAGTTAAACTCAAGCCTTACCTATGTCCCGCTGGTATCCCAACCATTTCAATCGGTTGCACTTACTACGAAGATGGCACTAAGGTTAAAATGACCGATGCGCCAATAAGTGAAGCAAGAGCAACGGATATATTCTTAAATGTTATTAAACATTATGAAAGGAGCGTTGACTCGTTTTGCCGTGATGACATTAATCAGAATCAGTTCGACTCATTGGTTTCGATATGCTATAATGTGGGCGCAGGCGCTTTAAAAAGAAGCACCTTACTTAAAAAAGTTAATGCAAATCCTAATGACCCTTTAATTAAATTAGAATTTTTAAAATGGAATAAGAGTGGAGGCAAAGTCTTAAATGGACTTACCTTAAGAAGACAAGCAGAATCCGAACTTTACTTTTCATGAAACAACTACTCATTGGTTTGCTAATTGCAAACTTTTTTTATTCTTGTAAGCCACAAAAATCGGTTATAATCGAAAAAGAAAAGATTCGAATAGATACAATCCACGATTATAAAGTAATTACTAAATTTAATGCGGTATATGATACGCTAATTATTGAGAATCCTTGCGATTCTACGGGCATATTAAACACTTTTTACTCTAAGATAACCGTTCCACAAGGAAAGATAATTATAAGGTCTTACAATGGAAATATTCAAGCAACGGTAAACATTGATTCAATCGAAAATGTTTACAAAAATATGTACGTTTCAAGTTTACATTCAGATAAATTATCAACTAATAAAGAAAAAATTACTAATATCATTCCAACTTGGTGTATCTTAACCATTATTTTTCAAGGACTTATAATCTTTGGCTATTTGTATTTAAGAATATTTCATGTATAATATAGAAATTGAGCCAGTGGAAAAACCTAAATCAAGAGCAAATGATTTATTGGAAACGATGATGGATGTCTTAGAAAACATTGAACACGTTGATGACGCTGGTTTTGTATTAAGAATGAAAGTGCTAAACAATATCGAGTTTTTAGTCGATGTTTTAATGGAAGAATATGAAAACGGAAGATAAAATATTAAAGATTAAAGAGCATTTCTACTCTACTAATATGAGTAAAAATGATTTTCATAAGCAATTCCATGAGATGTATGGCTATCAAAATGCTGACTCATTAAGAAAGTTTATGATTAAAAAGAACATAACTTCAAAGGATAGGTCATTACAAGAAATAAATAAGGTCATTCCTCCAGTAGTTGCAAACTATAATCTTGATGCGTTAGATAATTTTGGAATTGAAGAAAGCATTGGCAAAGAATATGTATCGGCTAAACTGCCAAGTCATTTAAAAAAGATTGGAATCTTATCAGATATTCATTTTCCCTATCACGACTTACAAGCATTAACTTGTGCTATTAAGCATTTAAAGGAGCAAGAGATTGACTGCTTGTATTTAAATGGCGACATCCAAGACTTTTATTCTATTTCCAGGCACGAAAAGGAAAAGGATATGCGAGATTTTAAAAGGGAAGTCGATATGAATCGGGATTTCTTGCAGAGGCTAAGGGATATATTTAGAACGATTCCAATTTATTATAAGTTAGGAAACCACGAGAATAGATTCGCCAGGTCATTACAATTACAAGCGGAGGAGTTTGCTCAGTTGCACGACTTACAATTCGATGTATTTTTTAGGTTAGATAAATTAGGCATTACGATGGTCGAGGATTGGCAAGGTATGGAAATGGGAGACTTGCTTGTATTACATGGTCATGAATTGTATGGTGGAGGCGGAGTTAATCCAAGTCAGAATCTATTTAACAAGACTATTTGCAATACGTTAATCGGTCACGTTCATAGAACTTCAGCAACTCAGAAGAAAACTGGATTTAAGGAGTTTATAAATACTTATAGTACTGGGTGCTTGACTTTATTAAGTCCAAAGTATATGCCGTTTAGTATGCATAATCACGGGTTTGCAATAGTTGAAATAGAGAACGGAAAGAGTCATGTTCAAAATATTCAAATAAGGGATGGTAAAATTGTAAAATAATAGTATATTTGTGAGAGCAACTGCAACTGCTATCAAAAACTTTAATGGCTCATTTCATTGGTAAAACGTTGCAGATTTACTTTTGATTTGAGCCTTTATTTTTATGGAAATTTGGAAAGAGATTGACAATTTAAATGGTAAGTATTTGATTAGTAATTATGGCAATGTAAAAAGCCTACATACTAATATTATTTTAAAGCCTGGTTATAACAATGGTTATGCAATGGTTAGGTTAAATTTAAAAATGTACTATGTACATAGATTAGTTGCTATCTATTTTATAAAAAATTATGATAACAAAAATCAAGTAAATCATATAGATTTAAATAAAGAAAATAATCATATTGATAATTTAGAATGGTGTTCATCTAAAGAAAATATGAATCATTATTATAGTTCAATTAATTATAAAAATAAGCAGTTAAAAAGAAACAATTATATTATAATTGACAATAATTTAAAAGGTATTACTTTTTATAAGCCATATAGTAAATGGAGATTAAGATTAAATATTAATGGATTGCAAAAATCATTAGGATATTTTAATAGCAAGGAAGAAGCATTAGAATTTAAAAATACTTATATTTGATTTTCATAAGTTTAAATAGGTTTAAGTAATAGAATCCCTATCGGTCATATCGGTGGGGATTTTTGTTTTATACGACCGTTAAATAAATAATTAAAATAATTTTAAATAAAGTTTTTTTATTTAAAATATTAGGTATATATTTGTATCAACAAACAAGGAAATAAACTTAAACCAATAAAAAAATGACAACTTACAAATCTTACACAACTACTTTTGGAAAATCAGAATGGAGAGTTATTGTTTCAAATGGCAATAGAAACCAAGTTTCAGTAGCTAAAGTAACTACATTAAGAAGACCATTTTATAAAGACTTTGCTTCATTTGAAAAAGCAATTGAAAACTACAAAGACAAGAACGTTAAATTATATTTAGAATTGATTAGTCTTGGATTCATAATTGAAAAATCAACTTTAGTATCTGAATAAATAAACCCGAGCCGAAGCGGATTCTTCGGCAATCTTAAACCAACAATCAAATGAAAAAAACAATCGAGTACATCAAAGACTTTTACCAAACTGACCGTGAAGGTTTACTTGGTAGCATTGCAATCGCAATATTTGGGTATCTTTTATTTTGGCACATCGTACCTATAATCTCAGGACTATGAAAAAGTATAAAGCAAAATTCAAAGATGAAGCTGGGTTCTATACTTGCACCTGGTTTTTCGATGAACTCGAAGACTTTTGGGCAGCAGTTTGCAGAGAAGAACGAGTTTACAAATCAAAATTTCAACAATTAATCTTAGACTAAAATGGAAAACAAATTAGCAGAAATTCAAGCAAAGGTAAAAGCACCTAAAGGTCAATTCAACTCATTTGGCAAATACAACTACCGAAGTGCTGAAGATATCCTTGAAGCAGTTAAGCAAGTAGTTAATCCGATGGGTTATTCTATTACGATTTCCGACACGATAATTAACGTGGGAGATAGATATTACATTAAAGCTACTGCGACTCTCACAAACGGCAAGGAAACGTATTCTACGGATGGCTATGCAAGAGAGGAAGAAAGCAAGAAAGGTATGGATGGAAGTCAGGTAACTGGAGCGAGTTCTTCTTATGCCAGGAAGTATGCACTAAACGGACTCTTTGCACTGGATGACACAAAGGATTCAGATGCGACAAATACTCACGGGAAAGAGGAGGCTAAAAGTTTACAAATATGGAAACAAGAAATTGACAAATGTAAATCGGTTGAGGATTTAAATAGCTATTATGCTAACTCCCAACAATCAATCAATGGCAATAAAGATATTATCAGTTTATTTTCAACTAAAAAATTAAGTTTCACAATTAACCAATAATCAAATGAGCAAATTAGTAAGCATTTCAATTAACGTAGATTTATTAGACAAGTCTAAATTGTACAAGGGTAAGAAAGGTACTTATCTTAACATCAGCGGATTCTTAAAAGAGGATGCTGATAACTACGGGAACTTTGGTTTCGTAACGCAAGACGGAGTTAAGACTCCCGAAAGTAATGCGCCTATATTGGGCAACTTTAAGATTAAAGGAACGGAAGGATTCAGCGCTCAATCTTCAAGGCCAGCGCCCGTTTTTGATATTCCAAGTGCTACATTAGTTGAAAACGATTTACCTTTTTAACGATGGAAGACCACGAAATAAAATACCAGGAAGTTTATGAGAGAGCATTCCTGGAAGTTCATTTTTCAAAATTGCTTAACGTTGATGTAAAAGACTTAAATTTTGAAATGAATATAACAAAACAATGTTTTGAGAATGCCGTAAAAGACAAAAGATTTTCACAAGAATTTTTAAACAAATTTAATCATGGAAGAAATACAATTTAATCCACAACAATTCGAGATAGGTTTATTCGGTCATAACCCTATCCAAGACATGAGCAAGGCTCAGATTAATCATTTAGTTCATTTGATTAACGAAGGAGTAAAAGAAGGTGGCAAGGACATTAAGTCTTTGCTTGCAATTGCATCAAAGTACCAGCTTCTATTCTCAGAACTGGAGAAGACATTAAAGGAGCAAGCAGTTGACGAACTTTTAAAATACGACAAAGGTCGCTTCGAAGTACATAGTGTAGAGATGCAAGTGGCTGAGGTTGGAACGAAATACGACTTTAGTGCAACCAAGCAATGGGTAGATTTACAAGACCAAATCGATGAATTAAAAGAGAAGCAAAAGGAAGTCGAGAAGTTTTGTAAGTCAATCAAGAATAAAACCATTACGGTTGACGAAGAAACTGGCGAATCGTTTGAGTTCTTTCCTCCAGCTAAATCAAGTACAACATCAATTAAAAAAACAATACTATGATTAAGATAAAGAAAAGCAATATACATCAGGCGGTTGCCGATAGCTTAAACAAGAAAGGTATCTTGCCTTTCTCCGCAAGAGAATGGAATGTTTTGAATGTCCAGCAAGTGGTGTACTGGAATACCAGGAATAGAGAAAGTGGATATGTAAAGTATCCCGAAGTCATGAAAGAAGTTCAAATCATAGCTAAACAAATGCAAGATGAAAAATCAGGGCAAATCGAGCAACTCAACTGAAACGGCAGAATTTCTCACGATGGTAGGCATCATGGGAATCATAGCAGTATGGATATTTTATTTACTAGTAGATTTATTAAGATGAAAGCACTTACGTTCAACCAATGGCAAGACCATTTAAGCAAAGAGTTAAAAAAGGATTACAAAAAATTATATCAAACATCTAAATTTAAACCAAATGAAATTAAGTTTCAAAAAATATCATCAAGAGAATCCTCAAATTTACATAGAGTTTAAGCG